TAGTAAGCACAGGAGTTATTATGCTCGAATTGTATTTTCTCGTACTGTTTATCGTATTCGCTGGATTTTTATATATCACGAAGTAACCCATGAACTCCACAATATTATAAATATATGTGGAGGTAACAATTATGACAAAACAAACACTTATATCTTGTGCAGGATGCGAATCAAAATTTTATAAAGAAGATCGTTATATAAAAACTGCCTTAAAAAAAAGAAGAAAAAATTATTGTTCCTTATCCTGCTTAGGTAAAATTTCATCAGATATTAATTTTACCGAATGGAAAAATAGTGAAAAAAATAAAAAACATTTACAGAGTATATGTCATAATAGGAAAGATGAGTATACGGGATTCAGAACAATGTTAGCTAGTTGCAAAAAAAGAAATAAAGGTTGTGATTTAGATTTAGTGTATCTGAAAGATGTATGGGAAAAACAATCAGGTAAATGTGCAGTAACAGGTGTTGACTTGAAGTTGGAATCATCATATAATAAAAAATTATCAAGCGTCAATTGATAGAATTGATAGTTCGATGGGTTATATAAAAGGTAATATCCGATTCACGAGCGTATCTGTGAATTGGTTGAAGAGTAATTTGGATGACAATCATTTACGAGAGTTTTTCCAAATTGCAAAAATGGTAGTATAATGTTGTAATTGAAAAGTTGTTTGGACGCGGCTTCGAAGCCGCCACCTCCACCAAAAGCATATTGTAAAAACGCATGAGCAGGTTTCTAACTACCGCTGGTTACGTTAATCGTAAGTGGGTGTAGGCAGTATGTTTTTGAAGGGGGTGAAATGGTTTCGACAGGCGAATTATTAGATTACATACACTACTCAGTAGGCGATGACTGTAAATCAAGCAAAACAACGTAAATGCAAACGACCGCGTCTATGACGTAGCATTAGCAGCCTAATTACTGCTTAGAGTTTTTGGTAGTTTTTCTTCGTAACAGAATAAAACTACCCCCAACCAATAGGAGATAAAATGTTTAAATCAAAGAAAATGCTATATCATGTAGCATTAATGGCAACGCTTTCACTAATTATTTCAGTGTTTCTTTCTTTTAAGATTATCAATTTGATTCAGTTATACACTACAGATACCTCGATCAAACAAGAAGGTCAGGTTGTAAAAGAGTTGTTGAAGTCGGAAGTAGATTGTCTAGCCAATAATATTTACCATGAAGCGGGTAATGAATCCTATGAGGGTAAACTTGCAGTAGCACAAGTTACTTTGAATAGACTGAATAGCGGAAAATATCCTAATAGTATATGCAAGGTCGTAAACCAAAAACAGAATGGTGTCTGCCAGTTCTCTTGGGTGTGCATTAAAATGTCTCCGAGCAAGGAACGATACTCCTGGGAAGAATGCCAAAACATTGCAAAGAAAGCATTGACACAACCAGTTTTACATGATAAACTAGCAAAGACAAATGCGCTATTTTACCATGCGGATTATGTTGCACCTGGATGGAATAAATCTAAGGTGGTATCGAAAATAGGTAGACACATTTTTTATACTACAATTTAAGGTACGATCATGCCAAGTAAAGAAGAGATTATGAAGTTTTCGGAAGTGATTGAGAATCTATCTTTGGATGAAGGTTATACACTGATTGATGCAATCGTAAATCATTGCAATGAATCGGGTATGGAAATTGAAATTGCTGCTACTTTAATTTCTCCTGCACTAAAGCAAAAGATCAAAGAAGAAGCCGAAGAAAACAACCTTATGAAGAAGACCTGCAAATTGCCAATTTAAATGGATGAGAATACTGGTTTTGCTGCGTATGCGCTATTCAATTCAATAAAACTACATTTCACAACAAAATCTTATGATTATTTCAAGTATAATGGTAAGACATCCGTAACCAAAGATACATTTGTAAAAAACAAAGGCAAGTATCAGTTCTATAAGTTGAGCCGGAAATATTCACTTGATGAATTAAAAGACTATTACGTTTCCAATTTTATCAAGAATAATGTGAGTTGGGTCGGCGAGTTAATGGGTCCTGATGGTGAGGAGATTTACTCGAAATGGCAAAAGAGAACACAATCTCTGACATATGTATTTGAGAATGATATGAATAAGATATTGGACTCTAATAATCCAGAGGAATTATTGAGAGTTAAAGACGGCCAATACCCTTTACTCTATGATATGTTATCACATGAAGATATTACTATTGAATCCTTTGTTATTCTAAATGACATATTAAATTTCTTTCCTATGTGGAAACGAAAGATACAAGATGACATTATCTGGCCAACATTCTGCTTAAAATGTGAGAAGTATACTTCATTTGTTGAGTATGATAAGGATAAGTTCAAATCTATACTGAGAGAGAAAATCAAAGAATATGCATAAATATTAGTCTGTGTACCCAACTACTAAGAAAACCTTATGCATTCATTCAAACACTATCTCTCCGAAGAACTTTTAAATGAAAGAGTTTTATCTATCGGTATCAATCCCGACCATGAAAAATTCAGAGAGAAACATAGACAACATATACATGATGTAATCCAACATTCCTATAAGAATATTGAGGGTGGTTACGGCGGCAACGGTTCAGGCACCAAGAAGGAATCCGAAGCCATACATCATGACATTACACACTCAGTCATCAAGGCTACGGGGCGTGGGGATAAAATAACCGCTGTTAATCTTTATAAGAAACAACACGGAAGAAAGTCTATTGCTTCTGGTACGGACGGATCCGAACAAGGTAAACATGATTGGAAGAAGACCAAACTAGAGGACCATGAACACAAACGTGCATGGGGTGAGGTTTCAGGATCCGCAGAACACATTCAACGCAAGATGGGAGTTCCTGTTATTCCTAATAATGAAGTAGGTAAACTATTGAACAAGGACATTACTCCACATGAGGGTGGCGAACACTATGATCGCAAGATTGGTGGCGAGATGCACAAAAAAGTGGCAATGGGACACCCAAAGGTTGACAAGGATTAAAATCTGAGTTATACTCTAATCCAAGGAGTTAAATTATGAAAAAAGTGATTGTTTATTGCCATGGTTATGGTTCAAGTCTCGATTCTGAAAAGGTTCAACAACTAAAAGATGCAGGATTTGAAACCTATTGCTATACAGCAGATATTGATCCTGCCATTGCATTTGGTAACATTTCCGATAATGTAGATTTGATGCTTCTTGATTATCTACATCAAGAAATTAAACTAATCTTCGTTGGTACTTCTCTCGGTGGCTGGATGGCATCGAAACTTGCAGAAGCATACTATGCAAAAGCAATCATCATCAATCCATCATATGATCCAAAACTATCTCTTGAGAAGTATGGTGTCAATGAAGAAATTCGAAACAAATACTCTCGACTAAAGCCAAATAAAAATTGTAGTTATTATTTTGGTTCAAATGATGTAGTAATTCATCATACTGAATTTATTAAAGAAGTGTCTGTAGATTGTGAGTATACTATAGTTGAAGGTGCTGATCACCGATTCACAAAAGACTTCTCACTTGTTATTGATAAACTAAAGAATTTTTAAATGAACAAACCTAAAATTAATAAAATCTATCTAGATATGGATGGTGTGATTGCGGATTTTAGTACTCGATACCGTCAAGTATTTGGTGTTAATATCAAAGAATCAAAAGATAAAAAGTTTGATGCAAATTTCACACAATTTATTGCAGATAATAATTTTGCAACACTTGATATGATGCCTCGATCAGGGTATCTTGTTAATTATCTTGCATCATTGAGTATTCCTACCGAGATTCTTTCTTCTACTGCCAGTGAAAAGAGGCATGTAGAAATTTCAAGGCAAAAGTCCGTGTGGTTGACAACTCACGGTATTAGATTTAAAGAGAACTTTGTACCAGGAAAACAACTAAAGTACAAGTTCGCTACACCAAATTCCATTCTTATTGATGACACCGAAAGTAACATCAATGATTGGAAGCAAGCAGGTGGTATTGGTATACTTCACAAGGATGTTGATTCCACCTTAAATATCCTCCAGATGTATGTTTGACAGGACCTAAATATTCTGTTATCATGTACTCTGTGACATATTCCGTTACAATCCGTTTATACACCGCAATACGAAAGGAAACATTATGAGTTTTGCAAATCTAAAGAGCCAGTCCGGCAATCTTGCCAAGTTGACCAAGGCAATCGAATCTCTTGCTGCACCTGAGGGTTCATATAAGAAAGAAAACTTCTGGAAGGCAGAAGTTGACAAAGCAGGTAACGGCATGGC